CCACATATTTCTTCTGAGAATGTACTTACTAGTTTATTTACTATTTTGCTTCTGTATGACATTTATACTAACTCCAATGCTAATCCAGGAAATTTCCTTTTCAATATAGCTAATGCTAATTCCCTTATAGACCCTTCTATATATACTTTAGGATTACGTTTAGGTGTTCCTAATTTATTTCCAGGTTCAAATACTGAATAGGGTCTTTTTTGATAGCTATATGTACCTACAAGAATACCTGATTGAGCTCTTGTTAAAGTGAGCATTCTAGCAGATTCAGCAAATCTGCCTGTTTGATTTCTTAATAATACTGGTGGATCATTTGGTGCACCCATATTATCTTTAATTTGTTCTGCAAGCGATTCATTTATTAAAGACATTATACTAAATAATGGTAAATCAATACCTGCATCTATTTCTTTAAATGTTGGTAATTTAGGTAGTTTCTTACTACTTAATTTACGTTTTGCATTTTTTACTTTTTGTGTACTAAGTAACTTATATTGTGTTTTACTTACACTTTTTCTTTTGCGTACAGGATTCTTTTTTCCTAATAGCGCTGTTGTTAACATATTCTCCATGTCTTTAAGAAATGAAGGAGATGATTCTACATTCATTATATCTAAATTATCAAATAATGTTTTAGTTTCCTTACTATATGTATTAAATACAGCTTTAATTTGTTTAGATACTAATCCTGATAGTTGACCTTTATATTTATTTAAAGTCGCATCTTCCCATTCTACAGCTAGTTTACTTTCACCTTTAACTAAATCAATATATGTTTCTCTAACAAGTTTTAAATTGATAGTATGATCTTCTTCTGCAAGTTTAATAAGTGCATTCATATCTTTTAATGTTGGACTTATTTGATTACCCTTACTATTTGATTTGACAAAACCTAAAGTAATTGCTTGATTATATGTAAGTTTATCTATTTTAGCTAATAGTACTTGTGCATTTTTTATTTGTTTTCCTTGTAATGCCGTCATTTTATCTTTAGGCCAATTATGTTCAATAAACTTTAATCTAAGTAAAGATATTGATAAATCTTTATGTCCTAAATGATGATTAGTTGGATTAAGAGTTGCATCTCTTCGTAATGCTTTTAATTCATTCCAAGATAATGCTTCTTGTGCTAAGAATTTTTCCTGTCTTCCTTTGGATAGTTCTATTCCTCTTGATAATCCTCCCTTCTCTCCACCTGTTATAGGTGAATCGGGTGCTGCAAGGGCAGCTAATTCTAATTCTCTTTGACGTATTGCTTCATTTGAAAACAATATCATCTCTTGAAGTGCTCTACCTTTTAAGTCTAAATAACTTAATGGGAACGCTTCTAATATTCTTCGTAGTTCTTCCGAGTTTGGAAGTTCTTGTTTTGCAAATTTATCTGCATATTCTTTAAGAGCAATTTTAGACAGATCAGCATCAGATGCTCCTGCATGTTTTGCTTTTAATTTCTTTACTGAAAATTTAGCCATGATTAAAAGTTAAGAGACCTATAGTGCTCTAATACTCTCCTAATATGTGAAGGTAATTTAGCAGAACTATCTAATACTGTTAAATTCTCTACTGTAACACCCGAGAAAGCTTTCTTTGGTGTATATTGTTCATCTAAGAAATATTCTACTAAATGAGCCGCAGCCATTTGTAGATCATTAGGTATAGTTTTATAACCACCTTTATATACTATTTCTACACTATTTATACCTATATTTGTATCCACGAAATAATCTATTGTTGATACTATACGTGAATTCTTAGTATCTATAACATAATCTACAAATTCAGCTAGTACTGTGGCATAGGTTTGTCCACCGTCTGCTGATGTTTTTACTGACGTAACTGATACTATAGGATAAACATCTGGATATATTTCAGTAGTATCTGTACCATCAAAATATTCTGTCTTATCTGTATCATAATATGCAGTAAACTCTCTATTACAATAACTAGGTATAAAAGAATTAACTGACTTAACAGCTTGCTCAATAGATATATCCCTATCTGTACTTGTAATATTTTTTATAGCTTTATATTTATTTAATGTTAGTAGTGCCATTATTATCCTTAAAAAGGGTGGGGGTTTTTACACCCCCGACCTAAGCCAAATTAAGCAGCTCAAAAGTAAACCTAAAAAGGTTCACTATTATTTTATTATATAGATTATGATGCTGGATAAATTAATGCTGAAGAGCTTTTTGCTCCTGGTATTAATTCATTGAAAGCAAATCTACGTGTAGCTACTAATAAGTTCTTTTGGTTTTCGATATCACGATCACGCTCTACCATCATACCACGTAACTCACCAAATAAGTAGTTAGAAGCATTTAATGCTACAGCGGCAACTGCGCCAATAGCAGCAGCAGCAAATGTATCAGATACAACTACTGGTGAACCATTAACTGTACCAATTTGACCACGTAAGATAGTAGCATTAGCTCCAACTAAATCCATAGTACGGAAATCAGGATCTTCTAATAGATCGTAATAAACGCTTTCGTTTACTAAGTAAACTACATCACTTGGATTTAATCCATAAGAACCCATTTTTCTACGTGTAGCTTGTAAATCAGCAACAGTAACTGGATTAGCTGCTCCAAATACACCTGCTTGTGTAACAGAAGCTCCATTATCAGTAGCATATGTAGAAACACCATTAATTAATGATAGACCTGTTTGTCCAGCAATAGTTTCAACACCAACATTACCACGAAGTAATTCAGTATCTGTTGTACGCGCCATTCTACGAACGATAGCATTACGAACAATAGGTGCTACTGCTAAAATTGAATCTTCTTCTTCTTCATACCCTAAGTACTCTTTAGAAGCTAATTTTTCAGCTTTTAATAGATTATCTGCTGGTGTATGTGTTCTAGCAACGCCAGTTGAAGAACCATCAGTAGATTTATATGCTGAATCAGCAACCCATGATGCATGTCCTGCTTCTGGATTGTATGGGAATATTAATGTTCTAGAAGTCATTGTGATTCTATTACTAAACATAGGTTCTAATACTAATTTATCTTTTACATCTTCATACAAATTAGTAGAGAATAATGTTTCCCAGTCATCAGGTGTAGTCATACCACCTAAGTGATCACCAGCTTTTTGTAAAAATGTTTTATATGAATCTAATTCTTCAATAGATTTATTCATAATTTTAGCAGTTAAAACAAATTTATCAATTTCAGCTTGTTTAACTTGCACATTTGAACGTTTATCTTCAAAAAGCATTTTACTTTCACGTAAAGCGATAACTTCATCTTGCTTTTCTTTAAGTTCAGTTTGTAAACTTTTTACAGATTCAGCAATAGTTGCATTATCTTTTTCAAGTTTAGCTTCAAGCTCTTTAATTAAGCGCTCCGCACCAGATTCACCGGCAGAAACAGCGATTGCAGCGATTTCTGCTGCTTTTTTATCAGCTTCTTCTTTATCAGCAAAAGCTTTAGCAATAGCGTCATCTTGTAATTTTTTAACCTCTTGAGGTGTTAAAGAAAGTTTATCTTTATCCACAGTTTTTTCTCCTTTATCAACAGTATTCAGATCAATTTCGTCTGGTAACTGTTTTTTATCGTTTTTGAATGAGTCTTTAAACTCAGTATACTCTTCTTCATCTTTAAAAGATTTTTTTACAGAAAATATAGATTCGGCATTTGCTGGAATACTAACTACTGATAATTCATATAGTTCGAGATCTTTTATTACAAAGATATCAGTATCAGAGTCATAGTCGGCATCTTTAACTCTAAATCCTACTGAAAAAGCTTTTAGTACTCCTTCTTTTACTAAGTTATATACATCGCCAGCGGCTTTGCTGATTTCTGCTACAACTCGTAAACCTTGATTATTAACACTATACTCAGTTACTTCTCCAATAGGTCTTTCATGATTATGAAAAGCAAGTACAATAGGATTTTTTAGATAATTATCCATTCCACCTTTTGACCATGCTTCTTCAAGTATGACATCACCTACTCTGTCTTTGTTAGTAGTGTTAGCGAATCCTTCAATAGTGATGGATTCCTTTTCTTTATCTACAGCTTTAACTCTAAAGTTAGAGGTAATCTGCATTTCTTTATTCATCTTCATTCTTAGGCTCCTCCTTTGGAGGTTTTCCTCCTTGTGTTGAATCATAATTACTTCCAGCAACATTAGCTGGTAGAATTAAATCATCTGCAAACTCAGTATCAGAATTTTCATATCTTAATTCACTTCTTGCTTCATTTCTTGAAATAATACCTGCGTTAACAAGTGTACTATAATATGCTGCAGAATCTTTAAGTTCTGGTCTTAGTGCCAATACATCTTGCGATATAGGTTTAATATCATATCCAAAAAAGAATTCTATACTTTGTATAACTTTAGAAACTAAAGGCATAACTGTATTAATATAAAACATTCTTAAATTTGGATTAATATTTGCATTATTTCCAGAATCTAATAATAATGGTGGAACCCCTAAAGCTTTTAAAATTGCTTGTTCTTGTAATTTAATACTTTCAGAAAAGTCAAGTTCTTTAAAGTTATATTTTGATAGTGATTCTATTGAGAAATCTCCATCTAATATTAACGGTCTTTTACCACCACGTCTTGGGTTATATTTTGACATCCATTGTCTTACCATTCTATCTTTAACTCTATCCGATAATGGATTTGGAGTCTTAAGAATAATTCCTGGTATCGCTGAATTATCAAAAAAGTTTGTTTGGAAATCATTCATACTAAGTAATAAATTAATATTCTTTTTAGCAGAATCTAATCTTGATCTCCCTTGATATATAGAGTCCCCTGAGTTCTCTTTAATATGGATAATTTCATTTGGTTTAAAATCCGTATTTCCATATCTATATCCTTTTATATATGTTTTCTTATCCGTAATAATTTCAACTTTTAATGCTGGAAGATTATATAAAAATGCACCATCAAAGTACATAAATGCATCACCTTCAAGTATTAAATCTGTGTATATATTTCTAAAAAATACATCTGCACTATGATACGGATTTGGTCTGAATGTAAGTAATTGAGTTAGTTTTTTCTTCCTAATTCTTGTGTCAGAAGTAAACCAATCTTGTATATCACCTACGTCAACCTTAATGCTAGCAGCTGCATCAACGATTAGATCAACACCTCGACTAACAGTACCAACTGTATTGTATGCCTTTTGATTGTTATAATGTTCTCTTGAAGGATATATATCCTCTCCAAAGTCATCAACAATTTCGGGCTGAGCTGGATTTAATTTTTCATTTAACCAATCTCTCATACCCATATTAGATACCTATTATAACAATGTATCAGTATCAAATAATGCGATGTATCCTAAGATATTTCCGTCTTCATCATATGCTGGTATTGAATTTGTAGTAGTAGCTGTAATTGCTGAACCACCAACTAATGTAACTGCATTAGCTTCTCTAGAAACTTTATCCTTCATTACTAAAAGTTTATCTTTACTTTTGCTTTGTATTGCCATTTTTTATTTCTCCTGAAATTTAATTTTTTGTTTATCACACCAACGTTCCTGCTTAGCTGCAGTTGCTAATGTGGGTACTTTTCCATAGACTTTATGTAATCTATCCATGTGATGAAATTTACAAAGTGTTACTGTTTTATTATAAATCTCATCGTGAAACTCTTCTTTAAATACTTCTCTGTGTTTAAGTATATCTTCTACAGTTTCAATATTTATTTTATTGTCTCTTTTCCACTTTGCCCAAAGCAAAGTCATAGAATAAAAATGATGAAATTGTAATTCTTCATCTGCACCACATATATAGCAAGCATTTGCTTTCTCATATGCACTTTTAGATAAATCTCTTACATACTTTATCTCATCTCTTTTCAAATCCATTTTTATTTTATCCTATTTATGTACATTTCTATTTGTAATATGGTTTTCTAGTAATTCTTTAGTATGTACTAGTTCTACTGCTTGAATACTTGTTGATATACGTATATCAGATAAACTATCTTTTAAATCACTAATATTATAACCTACCCAACTCATAACCATAAGAACTAATGCGGTAAGTATATTATTTATTTTTATTCCTGATTCAGTAGGTCTATCTGCAACCATTAAGGCCTCACATTCATCTTTTTTATCTTTCATTAAAGTCCTTATATTTTATTTTA